AATGGGAATTTTTCTAAAATGGTACCTTTTGTACCAGTGAATCTACCATCTTCGTCAACAACTAAAATATGAACTTCGTCATTAGCACCTGCTTGAGCAGAAACATATGTAGAAGTACCTGGCGCAGATTGAAACTGTGCTTGTGCGTTGATAGTAGAACCGTTAGTTAATGTAATTGACCAACTTGAATATGTGTTAGCATCACACATAGTTACTTTAAGTGAGTTACCTAAAGTACCTGGATAACGAGCGGCAAAATGACCATAAGTGTTTGCACCGCCAGAGAAGCTAGATTCATAAACTGCATCGTTTCTAATTAAAACGGGTGCAAGTGAATTGCCTGTTGCGTTTCTTGTCGTTGCAATATTAACTGCACGAACAACTTTAAGATTGTTAGAATATGCTAGGAAGTTTGCTGCTGAGAACCAGTATTCATAATTATTGGAATCAGGTTTACCGAATCTGTCAACAAGGCGAACCTCGTCTGAGATAGTAATGATTTCACTTGCTGGACCCCAAGCAAACGGCCCCGCAAATGCGCCAATTGAAGTGGCGACTGATGGAACAATTGTAGTCAGGTCGATTTCTGATACATTTATTCCTGGTGAGAGCTGAAATGCCATGGATTTCTCCTTTTGTTTATAGGATCGAATTCTTTATTTTGTATTTAGTTTTTTATAAGCTTGAGGTTAGATAACCTTTTTCTGTCCAAACATCACCATTATCTACAATAACTTCTTCTCGGCGACCATCGTCAATAATACCTACTGGTACTAAATCTTCATCTCCAAGCATGTCTTGTTCTTCTAAAAGAACCTTACGGATATCTATGTTTGTTGAATCTTTGAAGTATGACTGAGCAGTTAACCATGAAAAAAGAACCAATCCCATCACTAAGTCATCATTATTTCCTTCTTCTGCCTGATAAGAATCTCTTACCCTAACAAAAGTATTCATCTCGGCAATAGTATCGAAGTCATTAACAATTAACTTGTCACTCTCAATAAGAGTTTTCAAGTTAGCGCAACCAATTTTCTTAACTGATTTTGTTGTTTTGACACCGAAACTTGTAGACCTTTTGAATCCTGATGATATCGATTGTCCTTTTATATGGTGGTGTTCCAACTTATAAATGTTCTCATATTCTAAATCATAGTGTAAAATGTCAACTACTTGTTGACCAATGTTGTTTGTCTCAATTAAGACAAAGGCTTCATTGTATTTCTTTGCCAACGAGTAAATGATGGTTGGGAAAAACAATAAAGGTAACTTGTTGTTTCTATATTTAGCGACTTGTTTATATGGTACTTCCGAAACATCAACGATATTAATTGTTGAATGGTCTTGGCCAACACCTTCTGCACAATCTACTGTGGCAATATACAGACGACCAGGTACTGGTTTTTGATATATCGCCAATCCTTCTTCTGATTCGATTGGGTCATAAAATGCCAATGACCTCAATTTTGAACCTGAAATAAGTGTGGCGGATGAACCAATAAATTCAGTTTCAAACTCTTGCCTGAACTGTTCTTCGGATGTATTCCGAATTGTTTCATTTCGCCATGCTTGGTCTCTACCTGGTACTTGTGACCAATGAACTTCTAAAGGTTTGTAAGTAGAACGACCTTCTGTTGCATCGACCCACATCTTGTAGAAGTGGTTTAGACCAAACGGAGTCGATACGATAATAACTTTTGTAGTCTTACCAGATGAGATAACTGGATAAGTGGAGGTGAAGAAATCATCTGCCATGTTCTTAGGAACGAAAGCAAATTCATCTAAGAAAATTAAGTTGTAAGAACCACCACGAACACCTGCAGCTGATGTTGCATATGCCGCAATTTTCGATTTATTCTCTAACTCAATATTACCTTTATTCCAAGTAATAATACCTTGTTGCAACCATAGTGGCAAATACTCATAGGCATATTGAATTCTACTTAAAATGTCTCTCGCTAGAGAACCTTTGTTAGCAAGAATCGCAATACTGTAATCTGCTTGGAATAAAACTGACCAAAGCATATAACCAACAGTCGTAGTTGTCTTACCAACCTGACGAGGCATCTTTGCAATACAGAATCTATTTTCGTGAAATGTTCTGACCATGTCCTCTTGGAACGGCCACATTTCAAATGGGATAAGACCTCTATCCACATTGACAATCTTTACATATTTTTTAACAAAGTAGACCGGGTCTTCGGAACATTTAATTATTTCTTTGACCTGCTCTTCGGTGTAAGATAATTCTACACCAACTCTTTTCAGTCTATCATTACCAAGGTATCCATCTGACATTTTATTTAATAAAACTTCTTAACATCCAACCGTGTTTTTGGTGTTGGTCTAAAATATCTTGTAGAAAATTGCCTACTGCTGGCTCATTTGCTTGGTCAGCTGCAGCAATACCGGCACGCAAATGCATCATGTATCTTTCATTGTCAGTTTTTAAATCTGCAATCATTGCTAATGCAGTTGGAATAGAATCTTTTTCTTCAATGTCAGATAGTTCTAACATTCTACTTAAAGCTACCGGTGCATATGAATCTAAAGCACGAATGTGTTCAGCAATTGTATCGACATTGCCATATACAGATTCATAAAAATTTCCTAAAAACTCATGGTATTGTGCGAAGTCTGGACCCTCAACATTCCAATGATATGAGTGTGCTTTAAAATACAACCCAAAAGTTGTACCTAAAATTGTTTTCATTTGTTCGATTAATGTTTCCATAGTATCCTATTTATTTGTTTTCAGTAGTTTGACTAGTTCAGCGGTCGAACCCACAAAAACTGCTTTATCGACATTAATGTTTTTAGAACCAGACGATTCTTGTGGCGATAAGTCTCTTTTGCGTTTTTGAATTTCTAGCAGGTCTTTATTTAGGTCTGCCAAATTTTTGATTAGACCTGCGGCAACTTCATAGGCTCGAGGATGTTCTGATGCTTTGGCCACATTTAATAAATCTGACATAGCTTCATTACCTTTCTCAATCAAGTTTCGAATATTACCTCTTGCAAATTCGGCATCATCTTCAATTGGAGTTTTAACTTCAACAATTTCAGTTTTATGTTCTGTAAAATCGATAGGTTCTACATCGAGAACTTCCGATAATTTTTCGTTTAAATTTTTCATGTATTTGGCCATTCAATAATGGTTTCTGAAAAACCATATGCATCATCTGGATCCGCATTTACTGGATTTGCTTGTGTTATAATTACAAGAGATTTTACAGGGCTTTCATCTAATGCGGTAACTCTATATTTTGCATTAGTATATTCACCTTTAACAATATCTCCAACTTCTAATAATTCGTTTAATTCACCAACAATAAGAACACCTGTTGAATTGTTACTAAAATAAATTACGCTTCCCGTTTTATTAGAATCAGTTACACGAATGGATTCTGAAGTGGCAAATACATTACTTCCATTTGCATAATCAACAGTTACTTTTTGAGCAAGTTTATCTTGTGTATTAATATACATGTTAGATAACACTCTACCATAAGAAGTATTGGCCGGTGCGGCAGTATTTGCATATGCAGCACCGATTACTCCACGGCCACTTTGAACTGCTGGCCAGATATAACCTTTAACTGTAAATTCCAAATCCCAAATTATTAGTCTTGTTGCACCATCACTACCCGCACCCTCATAGTCAGTAGTTGTATTTACCGAATTTAATATGATTGGCATATCAAATTTTGGATCCATATCAGGAATAAAATCAACTGTAACAGTAAAATCTGGAGTAAAGAATGGTAAAATTTGTTCTATGATTTGTGTGCCATCTTCTGTATTACGAACATAGATTGACAGAGAAAAAGAAAAATCATAAGGAACAGGATTAAATTGTGTTTTTAGTCCCGTTGTTGATTGTGAGAAATTTCTTATTAATGAATTTTGTTTGCGAGAAGAATCATAACTCATACCTGTCATTTCAAATGAAATACGAGGTAAAACAACAGCAACAGATTTCGTCAATGTTGGGTCTGATGTAATGCGAGTTAGATATCTTTCTTTAGAACCATAAGAAAGTGGCACTCTAAGTCTTTCATATGCAGATGTGCCGGCCTTATTGTATCTAATAAGGTAGATATCATTGAAAAGTGTTCCAAATGCGGTAACAACTTTTCGTATTGTTCTGTTATAATAATGTTCTTTACCAAGCATTATGGTTCACCAAATGGGTTAACTTCTGTGAAGTCGATGATTGAATCAGATTCAGATTCAATTCTGGAGTTATCAATGATATCTTCAAAAGGACTATCATCAAACGCAGTATCACTAATCTGACCTGCCGTAGTGTAATATGCACCACTTGTTGCACCAATAGTGTTTGATGAATTGGCAAACGAACCAATTACACGATACACATCCAGTTTTCTGGTTGCACCTTTTGTCCATGTGTGAACAATAGCAGTTGCGGTTGCATTTGCCAATGTTCTATCTGGAGATTGAAATACTACTTCATCGGCAAGGTATGTTCCCGTACCAACTGTCAAACTCATATTCAATTGGCTTCTTGCATAATTATCTCTAATCTGTTCATCAATTTCTTCAATACCAGTTGCAATAATCTCATTAGAAAATACAAACTGTTTCATTCTTAATGCATAAACATAAACATTACCGCCACGCCCACGACCTAATGTGTAAAACATTGCTTGGTCGTTTTCGTTTTCTACAAAGGTAATTTCAAAAAAGTTTTGAACTAAAGGAACATAAACTATATCACCCTCTCTAGGGTGTATTAAATTAGATGAACCTGTTGCATATCTAAATCTACGGCGAGAAACCAACATTGTAAGTTCATCACGGATTTCTAAACCAAATTTAGAAATAAAGTCTTGTTCGCCATCCATACCTGATACATTTTCAAGGTACATTTCTAATGGATATGCGGTTACATATTGTTTGAGTGTATCTTCACCATAGAGGTAATCTACTTGGTCACGACTAGTTCTTGGAAGGTAAAAAACATCCATGCCATGGATTTGCATGGCTTCAATAACCAAATCCTCAACGAGCAATTGCTCGGGAGTAATTTGTTGAGAAGGAAAATTATTGAAGTAAAAATTTGTTGGCATTCATTATCCAGTAAAGATTTCACTAGGAAGACTATTGAAGTTATGCATATCTTCTTCTATCTTATCAATCTCCGCCTGCGCTTCATCCCATATCTCTTTACCGTTTAATGTAACACCACCCGGCATTTGTATGCCACCAAATTTTTTCAAGTTCTCACCCCATTGTCTTTTGATGAGAGCAGTTGCATACTTCTTCAATGTTCGGTCATTCCAAACATCAGAGATGCCCGCAGTTGTGACTGACACATTGTTGACCACGGTAGTCATTGGATCGATTACTGTCATTTCTGTGGCAGAATTGATATGACGAATTTGTTTTGATTCAGTACCAATAGTAATAACATCGTTCTCTAATACTTCTTGGTCAAATTTAGTACCATATCCGATAATCGTATTTGATGTTGTATTGCCGGTAACACTACCAGTCAATGTGATTGTATCTGGTACTAATTTACGATAACATTCAATAATAACATATTCACCTGTTTGTAAATCTCTATCCCAATCAATGTCTAAAAATACTTTGTTTTGGTGACGATTAAAACGGAATTGAGGTGTGCCAGAAAATAATAATTGCAATGAACGAATATGTTGCATTGTGATTTCATATGAAACATAACTTACCGATGTGAAATCGTATAAGTCGTGCAAACGCAATTGATAACGCAAATCAAACATATTAATGGAAGAATTTGAGTCATCAAAAGGTAAAACACCAGTTACAAATGTTACCGCATCTGGACAATAAATCCAACGGCGTGACCTATCGAGGTCTGTAATCTTGTGTTTCATATAAATTTTTTCAACGCCATCCCAATGATAGTCATTAAAAAATGATAGTGCATCGTCAATACGATCCTCTACTTGGTCGTCATCGACATTTATTTGTAAGACTGGCCAACCTAAACGGCGTAGGCAATAGTCTTTGAATTGTGTTCTTGTTGATGGAGTTGCCATAATTGTTATTTATCCTAGTGCAATTGCAAATGCCAATGCATCACCACTTCCCGCTGCAATTGCAGTATTTGCTTGATTAAATGCCGCTTGTGCTAAAGTAGTTGCAGAATTGGCTGAAGCTCTAGCCACATTATCAATTGCAGCTCCACCCGATATGGTATTTGCAAAATTATAGGCATTTTGTGCTAATACATTTGCAGAATTTGCTTTTGAAAAGGCACCAGTTGCATCTGCTTGAGCCGTATTGGCGACATTGAATGATGCTTGTGCTAAGACATTGGCAGAATTTGCTCTACTGTATGCAGCTTCTGCGGTCACATTAGCAGTATTGGCTTTAAAGAAAGATGCTTCTGCGGTTACATTGGCAGTATTAGCCTTAAAAAATGCCGACTCTGCGGTTACATTTGCGGAGTTAGCTTTATCAAACGCAGAATTTGCATACACAGCAGCAGAATTTGCTTGATTTGGTCTCTCAATAACAATGTTACCAACCATACCACCATGAATTTGACATTGATATACATAAGTATTTCCTGCTAGTTCAGCAGGTACTTTCCAATATAATGTGCCTGTTACTTGAGCTTGAGCGCTTGAATTTGTTGTAACAGTTCCAGTTGTTGTTACATGCGTAAGTCCAACATTATAGAGTGTACCTCCATTTGAGACACGAATTAAAAATGGATGACCTGTTACATCTAAATTAAAAGCAAGAGTTTCACCCGCTCGTATGTAAAGTTCTGGATTATTTCCTGTATATTGGTCAAACAAGAAAGACATTGAACCAGAATTAGTTACATTTAAACGAGTAACAGAAGGTAAATAAACTGAATTTGCTTGATTGTATGCAGCTTGCGCTAAGACATTTGCTGAGTTTGCTTGTGTAAATGCCTGATTTGCAAATGATATGACTTCAACTCCACCATCATATATTGCATCAGCATAAACATTGCCTTTAACACCTAAACCACCATTTGAAATAATGGCGCCAGTTGAATTTGATATTGAAGTTGTGGTACTATTAGCAACAAATATATTTGAATAGATTACATTTGCACCAGTAATTATACCACCAACACCAGAACCTGTTGTAATACTTGTTGCAGTTAAATTTACTGTGGTTAAATTTGTTGAAACAATAATGTTTCTTACATTAAGTGTTCCAGTAGTCTTATTGAAATTAAATGCCGAATTTGTACCAAACGAACCCGCATCATTAAATTGAATTTCAGTTGTTAAACCGGCAGGCTGAGTTGTTCTAATCGAACCAAGAGTGTTCGATACAGTTTTGAAATATAGGATGCTATCGGCGTAGTTAAGAGATAACTCGCCGTTTGCTAATACGCCTAGAGAGGGAGTATTACCCGTTGCACCAGATTGTCGTAGTGCAATTACTGTGTTTGCCATTTAGAAGGATCCGCCTTTAGATAATGTTTTTGTTTCTTCATTATCAAAGGTAACTTCTGATGGTGTCTCCTCTACAATCGTTTCTTGGGTAATGCCTAATTTTTTCTTTGCAGTCTTTGGTAACATATCTTCCAACTTTGCAATATATTCTGTTTGTTCTTTTAACTGTTCTTGCAAAGCAGATAGTCCGTTATTCAATCGTTCAATCTCACGGCTCTGTTCATTCAGAGAAGTTTGTAAACGATACTTTTCGGCATCTGACTTATTTGCACTCTCAATTATATTAATCTTAGTATTTAGCTCTTGTGTTAAACCGATGTTTTCATCTCTCAGTTTAACCAAAGCTTCTTTCACAGGTTCAAAATCTGCAATTTGAGTTTTCAATTCATTCATTTGAGCATTTTGCTCGGACAAATAAGAAATTTGTGCCTGAAATAAAATGTTTTGTTTTACAACGGCAACAAAATTATCAAGTGCAGATTCATTATACTTCTCTAAAAATTTTATATCGTTCATAATAAAGACCTTTCATAATCTTAGAAAAAACCACCGTTAAGGTGTGCAAATGTTGGAACACCAGAAGCATTAATTTGTAACACATGACCTTCGGTTGCAGAAGTCAATGCAGAGAGAGCACCTGTACCTGATGCATTATCGGAAACGATAACACCTTTCATACCAAATGAACTTGCGCCTGTACCGCCTCTTCCAACACCTAATGTGCCTGAAGTAATTTGTGTTGTATCAATTGCAATTGCAGTATTCGTTACTGCGGATACACGACCATAAACATCGGTTGTGATAACTGGAACATGTGATGCATTAGCATATGTAGCGGCAGTACCTGTGTTAGCAAGTGATGCAACGCTTGTGCCATTAAATTGCAACATCGCACCAGTAGTGTATGATGTTTGATTCGTACCGCCTCTTGCAATTGGTAATGTACCAGAGATGATTGCAGAAGTATCGATTGCAATTGCAGTATTTGAAACTGAAGAAACACGACCATATGCATCAGTTGTTAAGATTGGAACATGAGTTGCAGCACCATAAGTTCCTGCGGTGCCTGTGTTTGCGATACCAGATAATCTTGTACCATTAAAGATTACTAAGTTACCTGTTGGGAAGAAGTTTGCGTTAGTACCACCATCTGCAATTGCGATGTTAGCAGTTAGACTTGAAACTGTACCACCTGTTATGTTTGTAACTA